AGCAATTAACGAAGTTAAGAACTTTCTTAGGCGGCTTAGAAATATATATCGTAAAGCTGGAATTGCGTTGAAATACATTCTCACCAGCGAATATGGCGAGAAGTCAATACATCATCATCTGGTGGTACCTAACATTAACCCTGCAATGATTCAGAGAGTTTGGACTAACGGAAGAATCAATGTGCAGCCATTAGACAATACTGGCCAATACGAACAGTTGGCCAGCTATTTGATTAAACAAACACGTAAGACATTTCTTGATCCTAATCGTTCCTTGCATAAAAAGAGATGGTGTGGTTCAAGCAATCTTATTCATCCGGAGCCAATCATTGAGATTGTTAAAGCTGATTCATGGCGTGAAGATCCTGTGGCATGGGAAGGCTATAAGATTACTAGGTGCAAGTCCGGTGTAGACGATTTCACCGGCTATCCGTATCAAAGCTATATCATGGTTCAAGAAATAGAGCTTTTCCCGGAGGTAAAACAAATTGAGCTACCGCCCAAAAAACGAAGAAGAAGAAAGAGAAAACAATATAGGCCGATTGTCAGCCAAGAACTCTTCTAAGCAGACCATCAGCCATACTACCTTTGCCTGGATGAACAGAGGGAAGAACATACGACAGAAGATAGCCTCACACAATGAACAGAAGCAATCTGTCATTGACCTATTGCATAGACTATCTCCATGCATGAGCGAAGCTCCTTCCGGTGGTGCCGGTCAAGGCGATAAGATTGGCAATTCCATTGCAAAGATAGACGAACTGAATAATATTCTAACCGCTGAAGTTAAAGAGCTTGGGCAAGTTCTTATCGAGATTAACGCTGTGATTAAGAAAGTTAAGCTGAAGAACAAGGAAACACAGATTGCCCAGGTTATTCTTGAACGCCACTTCTGCCTTGATAAGCCAGAGTGTCAGCTTGAGCATATCGCCTGTAAGATTAACTATAGCTATAGGCAGACCTATAGGCATTACATCATGGGGATGCTAGAAGTCCAGAAGATTCTAAAAAAACAAAAGATAAAGATGTCATAGAATGTCATACTCTTGACGTGTTATACTGTATGCGTGAAAAGAAGGTAAACACGGTCATTAGTGTGCAACATAGCTAATGGCCTTTTCTTATGCCTGAAAGAAGGTGGCACATTGGCCAGAGACTTTGCCGAAAAGTTCTATAACTCCAAGGAATGGCTAAAGTGTAGGGCATCTTATTTGGCTTCGGTAAAAGGTCTCTGTGAAAAGTGTTTTAGGTCAGCATTGATTGTTCATCATAAGATACCTTTGACAGAGGAAAATATCAATGATCCTCAGATTACTTTATCTTTTGACAACCTTCAAGCACTTTGTTTGAATTGTCATAATGAAGTACATGGCTACAAAAGCAAAGAGAAGTCAATCCAGGATGGATACGCTTTCACGGCTGATGGAGACATTATAGCTATCCCCCCTGGTTCACACCCCGGTAGGGCAAAAAATTAAAACCGAGATAGCCCCTTCGCTTAACACACAGGTCAAAAAAATTTACCCCAGTGTATCCGAGGGGCGGCAAGATGGTGATACGAAATGCTCAAGAAGGTTACAAAAAAAAAGAAAACTTCCAATAAGAGCGAAAAAATCGTAACTCAAAAAATAATTGACAAAGAAATTCGCCGACTTAAGAAAATTTACGCAGATTTGCCAAAAAATAAATGTGTTTTAGCCCAAAAATTAATAGAAAATGCTGCTTTTTTATCATACAAGCTTGATGACCTGCGTAAAATAATGCTGGAAAACCCAGATGTAGTCGAGACTTACCAGCACGGTGAAAAACAATCAGGAACTAAGCAAAGTGTATATATGACTAGCTACGAATCCGTATTAACTACTTACGGCAGAGTTATAGCCCAGCTTGATAAGATGCTTCCAGCGCCCAAACCGGTAGCTAAGAAGGCAGATACTGATGAAGAACTCGAAAACTTTATTAACTCAAGATAGTGAATTTAATCCTATCAAGGAATATTGGGAGCAGATTAAACATGGGCTTAAGGTTAGCCGGAAGGTACGGTTAGCATACAAAAAATTAAATAGCGATATGCGTAATAAAAAATGCGTGTGGGCCTACAATCCTAGAAAAGCCCAACACGCTATTTTATTTATCGAAAAGTTTTGCAAGCATTCCAAAGGCAGCAAAGGTGGTCAGCCTTTTATCCTGGAACTGTGGCAAAAAGCTATGGTGGCTGCCATGTTTGGCTTTGTTCACAAAATTGATGGAACAAGGCGCTTTCAGGAAGTCTTTTTTATGGTTGCAAGAAAGAATGGTAAATCTACTTTAGCGGCTGCTATAGGCCTTTATCTACAGATAGCAGACCAAGAGCCAGGTGCCGAGGTATATGCAGTCGCAACTAAAAAAGATCAGGCCAAGATTATTTGGCTGGAAGCCAAACGGATGGTTCTTAAAAGTCCGAAGCTGCTCCAGAAGGATAAGCCGCTAGTGTCTGAGCTTTACGCAGCCAGCAATGAAAGTTATTTTAGGCCTCTTGGTTCAGATTCAGAAACCTTGGACGGCCTTAATGTTCACGGTGTTTTATTTGATGAAATTCACGCCTGGAAGAGCAGAGAACTATACGATGTTGTTAAAGACGGCACTAGCTCCAGAGAGCAACCATTAATTTTGATTACTACAACAGCTGGTACAGTGCGAGATAGCATTTTCGATATTAAGTATGATGAAATGGCACGTATTATAAATGGCTATGAAGATGGACAAGAATTTAACGATAGAGTCTTACCGATAATTTACGAGCTTGATGATAAGTCAGAATGGACTAATCCAGACTGCTGGGCCAAGGCTAATCCGGGACTAGGTACCATTAAAAAAATAGATACTTTAGCCACAAAAGTTAAAGAGGCACAGAGGAATCCACTATTAGTCAAGAATCTGCTGTGCAAAGATTTTAATATTCGTGAGACCAGTATTGATGCCTTCCTGACATTTGCTGAGATACAGAATCCGGCAAAATTCACGATGGAAGAGCTGGAGCCAAAAGTCAAGTATGCTATTGGCGGCGTAGATCTGTCAGAGACTACAGACTTAACGGCTGCAACCTTGATATTCAAGAATGCTCCGGACGGGCCGATGTACAACATGAGTATGTTCTGGATACCGGAGGATGTTTTTGAAAAAAGAGTGTATGAAGATAAGGTGCCATATAACATATGGCGAGACATGGGCCTAATCCGTTTAATACCTGGCAACAAAAACCATCCCAAATTTGTAACTGAATGGTTTAAAGAAATTGTTGATACCTTTGGATTGTATATTACTTGGGTTGGATACGATGCCTGGGGTGCTGAATATTGGGTTGAGGATATGAGCAAATACTTTGGCAGTCAGGCATTGGTGCCGGTTCGCCAAGGCAAACAAACGTTAAGTATCCCGATGAAAGAGCTCAAGGCCGATTTAGCGGCCAAGAAGATTATTTACAACAACAATCCCCTTATGAAATGGTGCATGGCCAACGTTAATGTTGACAGCGATAAGAATGGAAACATCCAGCCGCACAAAGGCAGGAACCAAAGAGCGAGAATAGATGGCTTTGCGGCCCTGCTCAATGCTTATACCATATATCAAAAGCATATGGAGGAATACAACACCGATATTGGAGGTTACTAATATGGGCTTGATTACAAGATTTAAAAATTTATTAACAAACAGGAATAAAAGTCCCACCGAAGTTACTTATCAGCTAATGCGAATTTTAGGTAATGGTACTTGGGCCTGGAACGGTAAGATATACGAATCTGACATGATAAGGTCTATCATAAGGCCCTTCGCTTCTGCTATTGGCAAATTGGAACCCAAGCAAATACGAACAAGCAAGGATGATGTGCTTATTAATCCAGATTTGTACGTTCAATTCCTATTGCAAGAACCTAACCCACTCATGACCGGCCAAAAGTTCCGTGAAAGATTAGCCTGGCAGTACATGCTGAATGGAAATGCTTTTGCGCTGATCGTTCGAGATGTCAACGATTACGCAATACAGATGTATCCAATCAATTCATGTGGCGTTGAAGCAATATACGAGAATGGCAATCTGTTTTTAAGATTCTCTTTGCTCAACGGCAAGCAAGCTACTTATAGCTATAACGATATTATTCATGTACCTTTTGATACCGGAGACAATGAGCTCTTTGGTTCTAGTAATGCTAAGGCACTACTTCCGCTAATGACGGTGGTATCAGCCAGCGATGGAAGTATAGTTAATGCTATTAAAAATTCCGGCATTGTAAAATGGCTGCTCAAATACTCCAGAGGGATGTTATCCCCTGAATTAAAAAAGAGAGCCAAGGAATTCTCCGACAATTTTCTTATCACTCAAACCGGTGAAGATAATATTGGCGTGGCGGCTGTAGGTGCCGATGCTGATGCTATTCAGATAGAACCAAAGGACTACGTGCCAAATGCACTTATCCAGGATAGAACGGCAAAGAGGGTTATGGAGTATTTCAATACCAATGAGAACATTGTTCTAAGCAACTACAATGAGGACCAATGGAACTCATATTTTGAATCCGTGATAGAGCCTTTTTCTCAAGCTTTATCTGAAGAATTTACAAAAAAAGTATTCTCAAGAAGAGAAAGGTCCTTTGGGAACCGGATTATCTTTGATGCCGGAAGCCTAGAGTATGCATCCATGCAAAGTAAATTGAATTTAGTTCAAATGGTTGATAGAGGTTCGTTAACACCTAACGAATGGCGGCGGATTCTTAATCTCGGTCCTATTGAGGGTGGAGATAAGCCTCTACGGCGCAAGGATACTGGTGTAGTAGGAGGTGATAACGATGGACAATCTACAGATTAACGGAACTATTATCCCATCAGACTGGCAAGATTTGTTTGATTGGTTCGGTATGCAAGGAACTAGCCCCAAAAAAGTTAAAAATTATTTAACTGCTGCTAAAGGTGCAGATATCGTTATGGATATCAATAGCCCAGGCGGTTCAGTATATCCAGGACTTGAGATATATTCAATCCTTAAGGATTATCCGGGCAATGTTACAGCTAGGGTAATGAGTATAGCAGCTTCTGCGGCCAGTATGATTATGTGTGGAGGTGATCATGTACTTATCTCTCCCGTTGCACAAGTTATGATTCATAACTGTAGTTGTGACGGTGCAGGCAATTATTTGGACCATGAAAAATTGGCGGCTGAACTTAAAAAGCTTGACCAAGCGTGTGTACAAACATACACCATTAAAACCGGAAAATCCGAAAAAGAGATGCTTGCCTTAATGGCAGACACTACTTTTTTTAATGCTCCGGATGCTGTAAAAATTGGCTTAGCTGATGAAGTAATTGATTTAGAAAAAGAGCCAACAGCTCTTAAAGCGGTGGCTTCCATGGAAACTGGATTTATGTCACCCAAAATGCTTGAAGCGCTGACTAAAATGATGCACGAAGAGCAACAACAAGCTCAGCGTAACAATAAAGAATTGGAATTAGAAAAAGGTTATTTAGATTATTTTGAAATCAAAGGAGGAAAGTAAAAATGAACGAAAAATTGTATTTGGAAAAACGTGACGGCCTTACTAACGACATGAAAAAGGCTTTAGATGCAGGTGACTTGGAGAAAGCGAAGGCTATTCGCCAAAGCATCATTGATTTGGATTCTGCCCAAGATGCTTATAATAAAGAGCTGGCTAATGCTAATGCTCTTGGTGAACCTATCATTGCTAAGGCAGCAGCTCCTCTGGCAGCTCCGTTAATTAATCTTAATGGTGCTCCTACGGCTGATTCAAAAGCTAAGCTTTATGAAAGAGCATTTGCTAAATTTATGCTGAAAAGAAGTCTTGATGATGAAGAAACTGCCGTATTCGATGAAATCAATTCCGCTAAAGATACCATGACTACAGAAACTAATTCAGTTTTAGTTCCTAAGACAATGCTATCCGGTATTTGGAAAGAGATGGAAGAAGCTCATCCCATTTTGTCCGAGTTAGCTAAAACATTTGTCCAAGGAAATATTGATATCCTCATGGAAACTGATAGTGGTGATGCAGCTGAATTTTACGATGAAGCTACGGCTGTAAAAGATGGTACTACTTCTTTTGGTACTTTGAGCTTAACCGGCTATGAATTATCAAGAGCTATTCCTGTATCTTGGAAGCTCAAGATTATGAGCGTTGAAGATTTTTTGCCTTATATTACTGTAAATATTGCTGAGAAGATGGGCGAAGGTTTAGCAACCGCTGTTATTTCCGGCAAAGGTGTGCCTGCTGCTGGCGATAAATCTTTCAAGGCTCAGCCTAAAGGCATTATTACATCTCTAGAGGCTGAAAGTGGAACTCCCCAAATTATTACTTATACCGGTGATTTAACCTATAAGAACATTACGGCCTTTATGTCCAAACTAAAACCTGGATATCTAAATGGCTCCTTTATTTATGCAAATAACGATACCATTTGGAATCAATTAGCCAACATCCTTGATGGTACCGGCCGTCCCATTTTTGTTCCAGATCCTACTGGCAAATTTGTTGGTAGAATTTTTGGCGAAGGTGTATTAGAAGAAGCGGGTATTCCTGCTGGTGGCATTTTGCTTGGCAATGTTAGAAAAGCATATGCAATTAATGTCAACAAAGATGTATCCATGTATTACGAAGATCATATTAAAGATAGATACACTGACTACATGGGCTATGCCATTGTTGATGGTAACACTAAAACAACTAAGGCCTTTTCCTACTTAAAAAAATCAGCTTAACCGTGAGCCCTGAAACAGCTACATTCAGCAAAGCTGCGGCGGCTGATGTAGTGCTTACGGTTGCAGGAGCCACGACAATTACTGCATTAAAGAATGGTACATCTAATGTTAATGCAGCTAACTACACCATCAATGGCTTAGTAGTAACCATTACTAAGGATTATTTAACCGGTTTGGCTAACGGTGATAAGACATTTACAGTGGTTACGGATGCAGGAAGCGTAGTTTCTACTGTTACGGTAGGTGATTAATATGGCGGCTATCACGCTTGAAGCAGTGAAAGTGTACTGCCGCATTGACGGTACAGAAGAAGATGGTATGCTTCAGGACTGCATAGAATCAGCAAATATGATTATCTTGGAGCGCTGCGGCAAAACCAAGAAAATTAATACTGATGGTTCAACAACAGCCATTGAAGAAACTAAACCGTTCCAGCTGGCAGTTATGCAGTTAGTATGTTACTGGTACGATAACAGGGTTGACAGAGCTAACATGGATGCGACAAAGGCCCAATCGCCTTTGCCTCCATCCGTGGATATGCTAGTAGACCACTTTAAGAACAGTGACTTTTATAGTTAAAGATAGTTAAAGGTGGTGTTTCCCGTGATACTTGTTGGCAAACTCGATAAAAGAATTAATTTTTTTGAGAGGTATAAAGTCGCAGAAGATACGGGCTCAGGTCCCAAATACGATTACAAAGATCCTGTACCACGTTGGGGCGAATTTATAACGGACAAATTTGGAAGTGCCGTTATACTTGGAGACGGTGAAGCCGGAGTGATAACTAGAAAGATTTTAGTTCGATCAGGCTTAAATATCGCCAAAGGCTGGAAGGCAAGCTGGAAAGATCATACATTTGTCATCAGAGATGTTGATGATTCCACTCCTGGCCAGCTTACATTAACTGCCGAGGAGATATCACAATGAGCAAAGGTTTTCGTATATATGCCAATATTGATTCAGAGGTTTTTAAAGCAATCAAAAATGTGGATAACTACAATACCAATGCCCAGAAGTCCATTAGAAAAGCGATGGCAGATGGTACCAAGTCAGTATATGATGCGGCATTTTCTAAAGCTCCTCATGGCACAAACAATAAAATAAGGGCTGGGCTGCATTGGAGCTATGACGAGACCAAAAACACCGGTGTAGTCAAATCCAGTGCTCCCCATGGCCACTTATTTGAATTTGGAACAAATGAAAGATTTGTATATCCTACCAGAAGAAAGGCTTTAAAAATGTCTGATGGTAGATATGCTAAAGGTACAGTTTATGCCGGCAGAATTAGGCCAAAGCCGTTTATGAGACCGGCCATAGAACAAGAAAGGCCAAAGATAGAGAGTGAAGTAAAGAAGGTGCTTGAATGATTATAGTCAGAGATATTCCACAGGTTAAATTAAGGGAAGCAGTCTTTGCACTACTTAAAAATAGTCAGACACACGATGTATATGGTGTCGTTCCGGATAAAGCCAAATTGCCATATATGGTCATTGGTGCTACTACTTTTAAACCGGATGCAAGCAAAAATTCTCTAGGCTGGGATGCATCAGTTACAATTCATTGCTGGTCGGCAACTAAAGACATGGCGACCTGCAACGAAATGATGGCAGATGCAGCCAGCATAATTACAGGCCTATATAATACAGCCCAAGTCGATGGCTATCAAATTATCGACTGCGAATTAGATTTAGCGGAAGGCCATGAAGAGGATGAATATTCTTTTCATGGTGTTCTGACTTTTTTATTTAAACTACAAAAGGAGTGATATAAATGGCTTTAACAGCAGCAGTTTTAGCAGCTTTGCCGACAAATCCTGATACTCAGATTGCCGAAGCTGGCAAAGATACGTTGTTAAGTATTAACACTGGCACAGTTGAGGTACCTGTATGGACACTTGTAGGCGGTCAACGCAATTCCCCGGTTAAACAAAGTGCTAACAGTATGGATGGCTCCCATAAGACAAGTGGCGGCTGGTCCCAAGGTATTCCTGGCTTGAAATCTTGGAGCATTGATTATTCCGGATTACAAATTATGGATGATTCCGGCTTGCAAGCATTAGAATACGGTTTTAGAAATAACAAACAGCTCAACGTAAAAATTGAGTATCCCAATAAGAAATACCAAACTGGTTGGGCTTTCATTACTGCCTTCAATCGTGAAAATCCTCATGATGGTATCGCTACAGCCAGTGCTACTTTGACCGGCGTTGGTGCAATATCCGAAATGACCGAACCTAAAGCTTAAGGAGGTTTAGAAAATGAAAGAAGTAACTACCATCCGGCTGAGTAAAGATAAAAAGCTGGATATACGCTTTACTATCAGATTGCTTAACCAGATGGAAAGAGAGATTGGGCAATCTTTGATTAGTATTATAAATGTGCCAAATACCATGCTTAGAAAGATTGATATTGATTTCACCGTAGCTGCTTTACGCAATGGTGTAAGCAATGGCAATCTAACTAGGGAACAGGCCTTGGATAATATTCAAGAGTTCTGCGACAATGGCGGCACCTTAGACGAGTTGAACGGCCTTATTATCAAAGCAATTATTGATACAGGGCTTTTTACTCCGGGGGTAGCGGAACCCGTGGCGGAAACTCCGGCAAAAGTAGAAGTTCTTCCGAAAGAAGTTCTTCCGGAAAAGGAAAAGAAGTAAATAGTATTAAAGAATGGACTGAGGCGGCAGAGCTAACAGCTTACCGCCTCGGTTTAACTCCGACAGAATTTGACAATATGCAACCAAAAGAGCTTTACAAAATGATTGAGGCTCACCAGCTTGAACAAAAAGAGAAGGACTATAGAACTTCTTATTTTTTAAGCTGGGTTATTAATACGCAAGTAAAGAAACCAATATCTACTTCTGATATTTTTGATCCTTTATGGTTAACAACCGAGGATAAGAAACAGAAGGCCTTAGAAGAAAGGCAGCATTTAATTAAAGAATTCGGACTTGAGGTGAAGAAATGAGCACTGTAAGTGATTTACTTATCAAAATAGGAGCTGATTCAAGCGGCCTAACTAAAGAACTTAATAAGAGCAAGCAGTCTCTTGACCAAACCTTTAAGACGGATGTATTCAATCAGTTTAATGCAGCAATGGATGATACTGGCAACAAGATTACTGGACTGATTAGCAGGTTCAATCAGTTTGCAGCATTGGCCGCTACCGGATTTGGTCTTACTAAGATTATTCAAAGTGCCGTTGAAGCCGGGGACAGCATCCACGACTTAAGCGAACGAATGAGAATAAGCTATGGTGAGGCAAGTCAACTGTCTAGGATTTTAAACCTAACAGGAAACGATAGCGGTACTTTTGCCAGTGCTTTTATGCGCCTTGATAAGACACTTACCAGTGGCGAAAAAAGTGCCGCAAAGGCTCTAAATACGCTTGATGCGGTAGGAGTATCATTGCAGGACAGCTCCGGTAAGTTATTACCATTAAACGAACAACTTAAAAATTTAGCCGAAGGTTACAGGAGAGCAACAGAAGCCGGTTATGGCCAAGAGTTTATTATGAACACCCTGGGTGTTAAGGGCCTTGCCCTTGAAAAAACACTTAGGGACTATAACGAAGCGGCGGCCAATGCATCTAGAATTCAAAGCATTGGTTTAGATCCTCAGCAAATGCATGAAATATCTGAAGAATTAAAAGTAATGCAAATGCAGGGAACACAATTATCATATATAGTAGCTTCAATTCTTTTGCCAGTGGCGCAGGAAATATTCCCGTATGTAATTTCTGGACTTGGCGAAGTTTCATCTTTGATGGCCCAGCATAGAGATGAAGTTAACGAAACAGTTAAAACTGTAACTGGTTTATATATAGCTTACAAAAGCTTGCAAGAAATAATGGCACTTCAAAATACCGTTAAAGGCTTCTTAGGAGCAGGAGAAGCAGAATCGGCGGCAGTGGCTATACAAGCTAATGCTGAGGCAGAAGCAACCATAACAGCAGTTAAAGCCGAGGCTACAGCTGCTCAGCAAGAACAAATATTAAGCTTAACGGCTACCCAAGAAGCTGCAATTGAGAAAAGAATTGCAGCAATTGAGAGAGCCGCACAAAAAGAGATAAATACTTATGCTAAAAGTAAAGAATACTTTAAACTTTCAGAAGAAGAGAAAGTTCAAGCAGTTGCAACTAAAAGCGCCCAGATAGAGGCAAGAAATGCAGAAATGGCTGCCAAAATTAGGGCAGATATGACAGCAACATATTTGGCCAATGCTGAACAAGGTGTTGTGGCCAATACCGCTGTGGCAGCTTCTGCTGAAGCTAAAGGCGTTGCTGAAGCTAAAGCAGGTGCCCAGGCAGTAGAAGCTAATACTGCATCTGCGATTTCTGCTCAAGGCGTTACTGCGGCTAATGTTGGAGTAGCTGCATCCGCTGCTACTGCTGGAACTACAGCCGTAGTAAGTGCAGCTTCTACTTCCGGAGCTGTAACCAGCCTAACCAGTATAGTATGGAATTTAGCCGGTGGCTGGATGGGTGTTGCGGCGGCTATCATATATGCTACAGGGCGTTTAGTTGCCTTTCAAATGCAAGAGGAAAAGAAAAAGGCACGTAATACTTACGAAATTGAAGGGCATACTTACTATAAAGAAGAGGATGGAAAAATCTACGAAAATCCTCAAGGATTCACCGAGCAAGGAAGCGGCCTAGATTATCAGACTTATACCGATATAGTCAAAGGGACCAGAAAAGAAGTAACAGATCCTGCCGTAATCGGTGATGTTAACGCCAGGGATAATTCAAGGCATCGTGATGAAATGACAGATGCTGAAAAGGCTATCGAGGATGCCAAGAATGCAGCCCATCTGGATATAGAAAATATCCAAAAGAAGATGGGAGATATTCAAACTAGCACAGATAAAACTACCGGAGCCGTTAAGAGTGCAGAAACTGCAATTAAAACTGTTCAAGTACAGGTACCAATAGGAGAGGCTCTCTATGATGAAGCAACCAATTACATTGGTACCCCTTATCAATTAGGCGGAGCTGGTGCAGATGGCGGTTGGACTTCTACCGACTGTGGGAAATTAGTTAAAGATGTATCTGATATCCTAGGCATATGCATTGGTGGAAATAGAACAGTAGATAAAATTGCAGCATATGCTGACAGTAAAGGTGCTTTAATGCCTTATATACCAGGCGTGGCCAAAAAAGGTGATCTGATTACCATGGACAATGGAAGTCATGATCCTACAAGTCATATTGGCATATCAAATGGCGAGGGTGGCTATATAGCAGCCAATAGCAGTACAGGCGTAGCTGAACATAGCGACTTTAGCGGTTTTACTCCTACCGGGATAATCCGAATGGATGTATTGACTGGTGGAGCTACTGTTACCAGAAC